CGATTAGTAGTTTAGGATGCAGTAGTCCATTCCAATTCCAAGCTCGATTGTGATCGCATCTTGGTTAGACCAATCATAAGATCCGAAGTTAGATGTTTTAACAAATGCACCTTTAATGATCCACTCTGATACAACATCGCCTACTGGACCTAGGATCGATAGATTCAAATCCTTCTTGTAGAAATCAGAGTAACCATCACGTCCTGTTACAGATTCATGTGATAAACGAATCCACTCCATTACAGCCTGCTGGCCAGAAGGAGAGATTGGGTTGTACAAGTTGAGTGTCATATCTTGCCATTCGGCTTTTCCTTTTATCTTACGATACACGTTGATATGATCTAACTTAACTTCGTTTAGGTTGATGTTTGGAGCTGTTGCACTCTTAATCATGAATGATGGAATACCATCAATATACATGATAAAACGGTTTTGAACTGTTGGTTCAAACGCCGTAAACATTATTTCATTTGGATCTAGAATTGGCATTTCTCTCTTGTTTAATATAAATAGCTTAGTTATGTTTATTTAGACATCGTCTTACCTACTAAGTGCTTCTTAGCGATTTCCATAACTTTCTTTCTAACTTCTTCCATCCTTTTCTTCTTAGCTTCGTCTACTGGTTTTTTATCTTTAACCTCATCCATAGTCTTCATCTTATCAGTCTTAGCGACTTCTGGACTTTTGGTTTTCTTGGTTTTTACCACCTCAGTGTAAACGCCACCTGACATATCTTTCTTGCTTTTTTTAGCTTCTGTCAGGATCTGTTGACTAAGCGATTCAAGTAGTTGCTTAGATAGGTGAAGTCTTATTTTTGTATTATTGTTCATCTGCTTTTATTTTATCTTACTGCTGACCAAAGGTTACTCCAGTTGGTAAGATGTTAAAGTCTAATTGGATAAATTCTGCAGTTCTGGTCGGTTGTAAGTAGATAGCACCTACTAGTAAGTTTCTATCGATTACATCCGGTGTGTTGTTAGTATCGTCCATTACTACTCTGAAAGAATAGAGACCTTGTCTTTGTTGTACATACTGTAGGTATGGATTAACTTGAGACAAGAACCTGTTTCTTGTAACAGCTGTGTTTTGTTCAAATACTAATGTTTCAGCAATTTGACCAATATAACTCTTCAGTGCGATTAACAAACGTCTTACGTTCACTCTATCTAGGGCAGATGCTCTAGCTTGTAACGTCTTCTGACCGTATATTACAGTTCCCTGTCCTGGGAATATTGCGATTGGATTTACTTTAGCTGTGTAAAGTGTATTTCTTTGAGCAACAGTTAATCTTCTTTCTGGCTGTATAACTGTTGGCAAACCACCACGATTCAAACCAGCTGGTGCAAACCACTCGGCTGCTACCTTATCATTGTACTGATAAACTGCAGGTACGATTGTTGAAGCTGGAACGTAGTTACGTTTTCCAGTCTCTGTTGATCTGATTTGTACCCATGGCCAGTAAGTAGCTGCGTATGAGTTATCGTATGATTGTGCTTCTGTTGTAGTCGTTGTGATAGATTGATTATATCCAACCATATCAACTACTGCGATGGCATCTCCACGACCAGCTACCATACTAAGCAATGCGCTTACTTGGCTAGGTGCGTTTTGACTTGATATACCAGGTGCATATACAGAATCGTATGAATAAGCGTCAGTGTTACCTAGTAGATTAATGGCTGTATCGTAGCTACCTGCGAATACACCCTGTGTGTTAAGAGCTGCTGTTGTAGCCGGTACTGTTGGAATCTCTTCGTACATGTTTAGTGGCTCAATTCCAAAGCAGCCATATAAAGCACCTACTGCACCGCCAAATGATCCGTTATAAGATCCGCTACCATTTACTGGAATGGAGCTTGTGTATTCAGTTTTAGCTCTACCTCTAGAATCTAGATAGTTAGGAGTTGGTGTATTAACTGCTTTAACTCTTACGTAGTTAGATGCGTTTGGATAGCTACCAGTTGTCTGCAAGTACGCTTGGCCAGTCTCATCTGTTAGAACAGTTTGAGTTTGATCACCAATTACATATGCAATATAGTTATTTTGATTTGGATCTAGTGATAAGTTAGTCCAAGTTTCAAGTACAGTTTGAGAAGCGTTATAATCATCACCTCTTCTAATCAATAGTGTGAAATAACCAGTTGCTGTATCAGCTTGTGTAATCTGCCATCTAACGTTTGAAGATGAACCTGAGGGTAGTAAACCGTTTGTAGCAAACAGTGCATCACCACTATTGTTCATAATATCGCCTACAGATAAGGTTTCTAACTCAAAGCTAGCTGTTGGTTCAGTACCACCACCTAGTGATGTGCTCGTAGATCCTGATTTGAAAGCGAAGCTGTTACCAGCTGCACCTGGAATTACAGATGTAAGCGACAATGTTGTGTTTGAGGCAGCTGCTCTTATATAGAAGCTTGTTACAAGTGATTCGATTTTACCTGCAACATTGCTAATTGTTTCTGCTGCAGTTGATCCTCTTACTACATAGTAAGTTGGAGCAGCATCAACTTGAGTTGTACTAGATGTTACGTAAAACAAACCTGTAACTGATCCAGTTAGTTCAAAGTAAGCTCCATCTGCAAATGTTGGCGATACACTAGCTGTAGCATTTACTACCGTGTTATTTGGTATGCTTGCAGTTGCTGGTAGGTATGATCCACTTGCAACTCTTGTTACGAGTAGTGACTCACCTCCTTGTTGGAAGTAGTTATAGGCTGCTTGAGATGTTAGATACTCCCAAGTAGTTCCTCCCGAAATAAAAGTAGTACCAAACTTAGCTCTATATTGAGAGTAGCTGGTTACTAGGGTTGGGATGTTGGGTTTACCTATTACCGTAGGTCCTATTAAAGCTGCACCAACTGCGATTGGTCCTGCTGTTATTTGAGATTGATCGTTTTCCCTTAGGAATACGCCTGGTGAGATTAGTGCTTCTGCCATTTTAATGATTTGTTTCTGCTAATAAATAGCGGGTGATACTGGCAAAACCTAATTTATTACTATACCGTATTTTAGCTACCTTTGATTGGTGTGATTTCACCTGTTTCTACATTTATTGATCCGTCTCCGTACTTCTCTCCTAGTGTCTTCATAAACTTCTGCTGATCTTCAGTTGAAGTTTTAACTGCCTGCTTTACCTTTTCTAATTCTAGTTCAATTAAAGTTTTTTGATAATTTAGCTCTCCTAGGATAGAAGCTAGTTGAGTCGCTTCAGATCTGTAACTTTTAAATTCTTGTAACTCTTCTGGTGTTAGTTGTTGGTTCATTATACTTTATTTATTTGTTTTTGTAACTTTTGATTTTTTAGCTGCTGTTGTTTTAGCAGTTGTTTTTTT